GGTGATCTAAACAGTGACAATCGTAGTCCCCGCGACCAGTGCCAGCGGCAGCCTCACGCTGCTGCAACTCATTCAGTCGGTGTGCCGGCGCATTGGCATTCTGGCGCCGAACGCGGTGGTCACCAGCACAGATCCGCAGGTGATCCAGCTGCTCGAGCTCAGCCTCGAGGAAGGCCGCGAGCAGCTGTCGCGCTATTCGTGGCAGGCCCTGCAGCAGGAAGCCACGTTCACCACGGTGGCCGCCCAACTGCAAACGACGCTGGCGGCCATCACCACCGGGTTTGAATGGATCGTCAACAACACCATTTGGAACCGCTCGCTGCGCCGGCCGGTGTATGGCCCGGATTCCCAGCAGGACTGGCAACAGTCGCAGGCCATGCAGATCAACGGGCCGTTCAACCGGTTCCGCATTATCTCTGGCGCGATCAATTTTTATCCGGTACCAGCGGCCGGGCAGACGTGCGCGTTCGAGTACATTTCAAACGCTTGGATCACCACCAACCTTGGCGTGGGATCTTCGACGTGGACGTCTGACCTCGACACCACCGTGCTCGACGAGCAGCTCGTCATTCTCGGCACGGTGTGGCGCTGGAAAGCGGCGAAGGGCCTGCAGTACGCAGAAGACTTCCGCAAGTACGAAGCCCGCCTGCTCGACGTCATGAACCGCGACGGGGCCAAGCCCACGCTCACCATGACCGGCGCCAAGTACGACGTGCCGCCGGTGGTCATTGTGCCGGCTGGAAGCTGGAACTAATGCGCCAAGCGGCCCAACGCGCGCAGATCTCGCGCACGGTCTCGGTGCCCGCGCCCACCGGCGGCTGGAATACCCGCGACGCCTTGGCGCAGCAGAAACCCAACGAGGCGGTGATCCTCGACAACTTCTTTTGCCTGCCGTACTCGGTACGCGTGCGGCCAGGCTACTCGAGCCACGTCACCAGCCTTGCCAGCACCGCGCGCACGCTCATGAGTTATTCGCCGGCCAGCGGCGGGGCGCGCCTGTTCGCCGCTGCGGGCGCGAACATTTACGACGTCAGCACTGCGGGCGCGGCGCCTGCGCCGTCACTCACGCACCTGTCGAACGACTCGTTCCGCAAAGTGGTCTTCGGCACGCCGGGCGGCCATTTCTTGGTGGCGGTGAACGGCGCCGACCTGCCTATCGTTTGGAATGGCACCAGCTGGGGCAATATCTTCAGCGCCGCGTTCAGCGTGACGGTCACCTCGATCACCAGCGTTGGCACCGCCTGCACCGTCACCATGAGCGGCGCGCACAACCTGCAGACCGGCATGGCGGTCACCATCACAGGCGCCACTGAGACCGCCTACAACGGCACGTTTGTGATTGTGCGAACCGGCGCCAACACGTTCACCTACATCGCCCTTAGCGTGCCCAGCGCGAGCCCGGCAACCGGCGCCCCAGTGGTGACGCCCAACATTAATGCCGCCATCACCGGCGTCTTACCCAGCACCTTCACGCATGTGAATGCGCACAAAAACCGGCTGTTCTTTATCGCCAACAACAGCCTCACCGCGTACTACCTGCCGGTGAACAGCATCGGCGGCGCAGCGCAGGCGCTCAATTTCCAATCGCTGTTTACGCGCGGCGGCTACTTGGTGGCCATGGACACATGGACCGTGGACGGCGGCTACGGTCTGGACGATTACGCGGTCTGGATTACGTCCGAGGGGCAGGTGGCGGTCTATCGCGGCACCGACCCGGCATTGCCCGCTACATGGTCGCTGGTGGGCCTCTACCAGCTCAGCGCGCCGATTGGCCGCAACTGCTTCCAGAAATACGGCGGCGACCTGCTGTGCATCACCAAGGAAGGCCTGGCCCCGCTCACCAAAGCGCTCATCTCCTCGGCCGTCACCGACCGCATGATGTTGACCGACAACATTCAACAAACCATGTCGGACTACACCACGCTCTATGGCGCGAATTCGGGCTGGCAGATCCTGCTGTATCCCGAAGAAAACATGTTGCTGGTGAACGTGCCGACCAGTAACACGGTCAGCTACCAGCTGGTCATGAACACCATTTCGGGCGCGTGGAGCCAGTTCAAAAACTGGAACGCCGCGTGCTGGGAACGACACCAAGGCGCGATTTATTTCGCGACCGGCACCAGCGTCGCGCTGGCGTGGACCGGCAACCAGGACAACGGCCAGCCCATCAGTTTTGAGGGCTTGCAGTCCTTCAACTACGCCGGCAACCCCTCGCAGTTGAAGCAGGTGAAAATGCTGCGCCCGCTGCTGCTGGCCGACGGCAGGCCCAACGTGCTGCTGGGCGTGAACGCCGATTTCGACACCAGCACGCCCACTGGTATCCCGAGCTTCACGCAAAACACGGCTTCCGTGTGGGATACGGCGACGTGGGACGCCGGCGTCTGGACCGGCGACCCCGCCATCAAGCGCGACTGGCAAACCGCGTTCGCCATGGGTTACTGCTTCGCCGCGCACATGGTCGGCACCATTAGCGTCAGCCCGCTCAGCTGGATCTCGACCGACTACGTCGTCGAGGCCGGGGGCGTCATTTAGTGCTGGTCGTTGGCCCTGAAGTTGTTCAGTGGGTCGCGACGCGCACTAACGAGTTCGGGAACTTTGGCGCAGCCGTCGGCATTGGCTGGGCGCGCAATGGCGAGCTGGTGGCGGGCGTCGCTTATAACGAGTTCAACGGCGTGAACATCAACGCCCACATTGCCAGCAGTGGCCGCCACTGGCTGACCCGCGACTTTCTGTGGGCAATTTTCGACTACCCGTTCCGGCAGCTTGGGGTGCAACGGATCACCGGGCTGGTGGGGGAAGGCAACGCCGCGGCCCGTCGGTTCGATGAGCACCTCGGCTTCACGTTAGAAACAAAACTCACTGGCGCGCACCCGACTGGCGATTTGCTGGTGTACGTCATGTGGAAACACGATTGCAGATGGCTGGAGAAAAACCATGCGCAGTGAATTGTTAGGCCTGATCACGCGACGCGGCCGTCGCCTTGGCATGTGGGCGAAAGACAGCCCGGAAGCGCCGCCCGCGCCGGACTTTCTGGCCGCCGCCAAGGAAACCGCTGCCGGTAACCGCGCCAATTCCCTCGAGGCGCTGCAAAACAACCGGATCACCCAGAACACGCCGTTCGGTAGCATCACCTACACCAAGGACAAGAACGGCAACTGGGTCCAGAACCTCAATTACAGCAGCGCGCAGCAGGGCCTGTTAAACCGCCAGAACCAAATCTCAAGCCAAATTGCCGGGCAGCTCGGGACGTACCTCAAACGGTTTGGCGGCAGCCTCACCGGTGACGCCGGCAAGGTCGGCCAAAACGCGCTGATGGCTCGCTATCAGCCGCAGATCAACCAAGACCGGCAGGCGCTGCAGGCGCAGCTGGCCAACCAGGGGATCATGCAAGGCAGCGAGGCGTACAACAACGCCATGAGAATTCAGGGCCAGCAGGAAAACGACCTGTACCGCCAAGCCGGCCTGTACGGCCTCGAGGCCGGCCAGAAGATGCAGGATCACTACATGAACCTGCTGGGCGCTGCGCGCCAACAGTCGTCGCCTACTGCGCCCAACTTTGCGCCCGTGCCGCAGCAGCAATACATCGCCGGTCCCGACATTCTGGGCGCGACCAAGGCGGGTTCCGACTATGCGCAGAACCTCTACAACTCGCAGGTGGCGCAGTACAACGCCGACGGCGGCTGGTTCGGCCCTATTGGTGGCGCAGCGCTCGACATTGGCAAAAGCGCGGCGGCCGGTGCCGCCGGCGGCTGGGCGGCGGGCAGATTCTCCGACCGCCGCCTCAAAAAGGACGTGCAGGAAATTGGCAAAACCGATTCCGGCTTGCCGCTTTACCTGTTCCGTTACCTCTGGGACAACGAAAACGAGTCGCCGCGCGTGGGCGTCATGGCGCAGGACGTCCTCGAGGTCATGCCGGACGCTGTGATGACGCGGCCCGACGGTTACCTCATGGTTGACTACGCGAGGATCTGACATGGCAAACCCATTCACAGGCGGCGCGGCCGGGTTCTCCGGCATCGACTACCTCGCGCCGGAAGTCGCCCAGCAGCAGCGCGAAATTCAGCGACAGCAGGCCATTGCCGACCTGTTGCGCCAGCAGTCGTTGGAGAACAACAACCAGACGCAGGTCGTCAGCGGTTGGGCCATTCCGAACTCAAGCGCAAGTCGTTTTTCACAGCTAGGCCAGGCGCTCATGGCCGGCTACATGCAGCGCAAGATCGACGGCAAGCAGGCCGCAGTGGCGCAGCAGCTGGCCGAGCGACTGGGCGGCGTGTCTTACGCCCCCGCCAGCCAGTCCAGCAGCGCGACCGCCGTAACGCAGCCCGGCACTGCCACCACCGCGCCTATTGTCGACGGGTCGGTGACTGCGCCTAGCTTTGACTCGCGCAAGGCGGCGGCGCCGGGGGCTGCGGCGGGCAGCGTTGGGCCGTCGCTCCAGTCAATAATGCTGTTCAACGCCTTGGGGATTACGCCTCCACCCAAGGTCGTCGAGCGCTTGATGGGCGTCGAGCCCAACAAGGAAATTGTGAAAGTTGACGCCGGCAACGAGGTGAACGTGTACGCGGTCGACCCTGTAAGCGGCGCTCAGACTTTAGTTACAAGCCTGCCTAAAGGCGTCTCGCCAGACGGGCAGCTGAGCGCCGGCGTCACTGTTCGCGGGCAAAACATGAGCGCGGAAACAGCACGTAGAGGCCAAGACATTGGCAGTGCAGA